TCGAAACTTACAATACACCTAAAAAATTGTATGACATACCTAGAGAGATACTTAAAGACAATGAAAGACAAAGAAGGGTATATTCTAAAGATGGTAAAAGCCCAACAGTCTTGGCTCGTTCTGATAGTGCAAAGGTAGAAACTTATAACACACCGAAACAAGTTGGCACTGCTACAGATATAAAAGGTTACGATATTATTAAGCGAGTGTACTCAGAGGATGGTAAGTCACCAACACTTACAACAATGGGTGGTGGCCATAGAGAGCCTAAAGTTGCTGTTAAATCTATGACTGAGGTAAGAACACCAGAAGCTAATAAGATAAGACGAGAACATAAGAAAAAGACAGGTAAGGATTGGTCACCTAGACATATGAGGCATTTAGTAGAAAGAAAAGATGATAAATCTAATACTATAACTGCTAATACTTCTAAGCAACATACAATACAGATAAGTAAGATTAGAGATAAATCTAAAACAGTTAGATCTGGTGGCAGACAATCTTATGACAGGCATGAGTGGGATAGTGTTGATGAATTACATTGGCGTAAGCTTACACCATTGGAATGCGAGAGATTACAAACTGTACCAGATAACTACACTGAGGGAGTATCAAATACTCAACGATACAAAATGCTTGGCAATGGATTTACTGTAAGAGTTATTGAACATATACTAAAAAACATGGAGGTATAAATGACTAACCCACAACATGAATTTAATTTTATTCCTGTACAAAAAAAGGTAGATCGTGTAGACACGACAACCCCACAGTGGAAAAAGTTTAAAGAAGAATTATTAAGGAAGGAGAGTAAAAATGTTTACAAAAAGTGATGACTTATCAGATGATGATGTAAAAGAAATAAGTTTAGAATTTATTAATGCAGTTATAAATTTAAACCGGAAAGATATTCATCCTATGGATGTAGCTAGTCTATTTATATTCTTAGGGCTTACTGTATGGAGAACACACACTAATCATAAAGACTTTATAAAACTTGTAGAACAATTTGAACAACAAGACTGGAACAACTTTCCTACTATGCAAGTGATGTTTCCAGAAGTACAAGAAGTGTTAAAAGATCTAGAAAAGGTACAGTTAGAAAATGATGAGCCTATAGATCCAAGGGATTTAAATTAATGTACACTTCGTTAGAAAAAATAATTGCAAGAGCTATTGATTATCCTATAGGTGAAACAGATGACGATACACCTAAGACTGCAATCCTGCGGCAGAAACAAGCTAAGGTAGGATTGTACATAAAGTTAATTGAAAAGTTTGTAGCCTGGGCAACTTGTTTTTTTATAGTAGCAGGAGTGCTTAGGCATTGGTAAAATGAAAAAAGAAATTAGTAAACCTAGGGTAATAAGAGAGAAACAAAATACGTATACTAGGGTAGTTTCTAATAAAAAGAAGTATAACAGAAAAAAAGAGAAAAGGGAGAATGATAATGGAGACAGTTAATATTATAGGTAAGGTATTGTTTTTAATAATGTTTGTGATGTATGTCATGGCCTATAAATCTAATTTAGCGAATGCAGTTACTAGTGTTTGTTAGAATAAAAATCGTAATGTCAAGATTGTTTTTACAAAAAGTTTACGTATATATGTAAGAACATCCTTATATGTGTAGGCATGGCAATTAAAATAAAACTTAGTTGCCATGTTTTTTTATGGGGTTTGTTGTGTCGAATATATGAAAAGCTATTATAACTAATTTAGTATTCGTAATATATTGTTCAGGGTTGTCTCTGGTAGGAGAGGACATTACGATACAGCTTGTCCATGGCAAAACTACAAGAAGAGGTGTACAAAAGCATTACACCAGTGAGATAGATATAGAAGGAGAATAAAATGGAAAATATATTAAATGATCTCAGAAGAGTATTTAAAGACATAGAGTCTATACAAAGTAAACTTGTGCGTTCAGAAGAATTAGAAGGCAAAGTTGAATTGGAATGTTTAGAACATTTAAATACTTCAATGCACAATGTTATGCATGCAAATAATAAAATTTCAAAATTTAGTTGACATATCTAATTCCATAGATATAACTACTACCAACGTGGTAGAGGGGGTATATATAAAACCTGCCCCAGATAGATATGCAAAATGGATTATATAATCAATTAGAAAGAATTAAAGAATTAGATTTAGATGAAGGTACAAACAAAAGAATAGATTGTATCTTCTGCGGACATACTAAAACCCTTTCGGTAACCAAACGGAGGGGTTTTTTATTGTGGAATTGTTTTAGTGCTTCATGTAAAGCTAAAGGTAATACTGAAGAGGATCTAAGTGTAGAAGATTTATCAAGAATTGTGTCAAATACATTTGACATAAATGATGAGAAGCTACCTTTTATATTACCAGAATACTTTATTGAAGCTAATCGTTCTAAAGAAACTATGAATTACCTGGAGAAGTTTAATTGCTTAGAAGGTTATTTATTAGATAAAGATAGATTTTACTATGATGTTAAAATGCATAGAGCAGTATTTACTATTGTGCATGAAGACGAAGTAGTAGGAGCAGTGGGTAGAGCATTGAACTCTAAACAACAACCTAAGTGGTATAGATATGATAATGCAGCACACCCTTTTATAATCGGCAGTGGCACAACAGGAGTAATTGTAGAAGATGCTACATCAGCAACTACAGTTGCACCTTTTTGTACAGGCATTGCTTTATTAGGAACATCATTGTTGGATAGCTATATGGATATTTTAAAACAATATGAGACACTAGTTGTTGCACTTGATCCAGATGCTTATGCGAAATCATTTGACATCCAAAAGACTTTAAGTGTATACACGAATTGTAGAATCGCATTAATTAGAGACGATTTAAAATATTTTAATAAAGAACAAGCAATGAATGAATTACAAATAGGATAATAGGATATGAGTACAACAGATGTATATAGAGAACTTCTAAAGAAGATTGTAACCGATAGAACTTTTGCTAGAGAAGTAAAAGATGTATCAGATAGTGTATTCTTGAATGGAACAAAAGCAATTAAAGATGCTATCTATTCAGCTTACGATTCTTACGATAGAGATTTAACCATAACAGAAGTAGAGAAGCACTACCTTACATCTCATCCAGATCTTTCTTCAGCTAAGTCTGCCCAGGTTCAGGCTACCTTTAATGCTTTATCGAAAGTAGAAGACATTGGTGTAGATGTAGCTAGAGATATGGTTCGTAAATTATCTATACAACAATCAGCTAGAGAAGTAGCTCAAGAAGCAATTAAGATTGTACAGGGTGAGCATTATGATCCTTATCCTGTAATAAGACAATTAGAAGAATTAAAAGTTATCCATGCCTCTACAGACAATAGTGATAAGCGAGAACTAAATTTAGATGTCGACTCATTACTAAGTGGTATGGATGAAGGGTACTCTTTTGCATTCAACCTCCCCTCGTTAGACGCAAGAGTACCTGGAATTGAAAGAGGGATGTTAGCTATATGTGGTGCTAGGCCTAATGTAGGTAAATCCATGTTCTGGCATTACTCTGTTGCAGGTCCAGGAGGATTCCTAGATCAAGGTGCTAAAGTATTATGTATCACGAATGAAGAATTACCAAAGCGACATACACATAGAATGCTATCTGCTGCATCTGGTATTGTAACTCGTGAGTTAAAAGGTCAGAATGAAAAGTTAAAAGAAGTATGGAAGAAAGTTGGTGACAATCTTATTGTACTTGATGGTGATCAGATGACACTTGGTCAAATTGAAATGAAGATAGAGCAAGAAAGACCTGATATTGTATGTGTTGATATACTTGATAAAGTACCTATGTCAGGATCATTTGCTCGTGAAGATTTACGTTTAACAGAATTGTATGGCCAAGCAAGATCTATTGCTAAAAGATACGATTGTGTATTCTTAGGATTTAATCAGTTATCTGCTGATGCTGAAGGTAAGACAATGCTACACTATGGTATGATGTCTGGTTCTAAAACAGGTAAAGCAGGTGAAGCTGATTTAATAGTCCTCTTTGGTAAAGAAAATATTGAAGAGGGTGACACTAACCAACGATGGGTAAATGTTGTTAAGAATAAAATTAATGGTGTTCAAGATCGTTGGGTATGCGTTGTCGATTCGGACACTGCACGGTTCAGAGATTAGGAGGAAATTATGAATCAACCAATACCTATAAAAGTAGATCCTGTGTTAAATGCATATGGAAAAGAAATAGAAGAAAAAGCTATGACTATGAAAGTCTTAGTTAGAAATACATTAATAACTGCTATTGAAATTGGTGACTTACTTATTGAAGCACAAGATCATTGCAGTTTAAATGGTGTCAGATGGAAGTTTTGGGTTACAGAAAACTTACCATTTAGTAGACAAATGGCACACAACTATAGAAAGATTGCAGTTGCTAAAAAACAAGTTATGGAATGGGTTGAAACGGATAACGTAAAATCTATTTCAGAAGCTTTAAAAAGATTGCGTAAAACAAAAGTGGTTATTGAAGAACCACAAAATGATTTAAGTTTAGATGAAGGTACTGTCCCCCCAAATAACTTACCTTGCATCGAAGACTTAAACGTCAACGATGATGCTCTAGCAGAGTTTTCTGCGTTTGAAGATAATGATGACGGTTTTATCCTGCCGCCTTCTTCACCAGAAATACCTGAGCAGAAAGTTGACATTGTCGGAGAACAGGC